ACAGAATCTACCTGGCCACCTGAAGCACTCTGGTTTGCCTGTACAAAGGCTGTAGTAGCAATTTGTGTAGAGTCATCAGCCAGAGTAGCTGTAGGAGCCACAGGAGTACCTGTAAGAGTAGGAGATGCTAATGGAGCCTTTGTAGTTAAAGCTGTATCTAAGCCAGTAATAGAAGATGTAGGGTGAGCATCTGCATCTGAACGTCCAGATAAAGCTCCATGTGAGCCTGAACCAAGAGATACAAAATCAGTTGATACTGTTGTGTAATCTCCTCCTACACCAACTTTTACATTTTTAGGACCTGTCCAGCGATATGCTTCACCAGTGCCATTATCAAAAGTAACAACATGACTATCTAAAATAAATAGAGTAGTTCCATCTGCATGATTATGACCTGTCCAATCCATTGCATTGACATCAACTTCGATGGTATCGGAACCCGGGTGATCTGCAGTTGCAGAATACTCAATTAAACCCCCAGTAGAGGCTAATTCATCAATAGCTGCCTTAGCATTAGTGGCAGTTAAGCCAGAAGAAGTATTATCATAAGTGACATCTACTGCAGCGTGAGCATGAACATTTGGTGCTTTAATATCTTGAAGCTCTTTACCCATTGCAGCACTTAAAGCATCAGTAGTTCCAGTACTAATAAGATTATTTACAATAGTAGGATTTGGGGTTAAATCTGATACCTGAGATTCAGTAATACTAATCTCTGACTGTAAAAAGTGCTCAGTACTATCTGCAATATGAGTATCTATCTGGGCATGGCTATTTACACCAATATTAGTTAATTGTGTATGATCACCAGAGACATTATTTAAAGCATCTTGTAAACCAGTAACAGCACTAATAGGGTGAGAATCAGCATCCATAGTATCTACTAAATCGGAGTGATTTAATGAACCAATAATCTGTAAGTCAGCATCTACAGCAGTGTAGTTTCCATCAAGACCTACCTTGATATTTTTAGGGCCAATCCACTTATATGATTTATTGGTACCATTACCAAAATAAACAATATGAGCTGATTTGATATACAGGGGACGTCCCTCAGAATAAGGGTGTGCTGACCAATCCATTATATTTACATCTTGAGCTATACTGTTACTACCCACATGGGTAGCTAAAGCAGTATATTCAATAATGCTACCTTCAGTAATAGAGTTCCAATGTAAGCCATCATATACCTTCATCAGATTAGAAGTTGAATTCCAATACATAGCCCCCTCTAATAACTCATTACCGTCATTGTCAACTGTAGGGTCTATAATTAATGAACCAAGATATCTGTCATCAAAATCATCATAAATACTTGCTGCTTCAGTGGCACTTGCACTAGCATTAATAGCATAATTTGAAGCATTAATTGCAGAATCATTAGCATTTACAGCACTGGCAGCAGCAGCATTCTTAGAAGATGTAGAAGTTACTGCAGAAGCCTGAGACTCTCCTGCTGATTGAACTGATATATCTTTAGAATTTAATGAATCTGCAGCAGAATTAGCTGATTCTACCTTACTAGCAGCAGAAGCATTAGCACTTGCTAAAGCATTATTAGCAAAGCCTTCAGCAGCGTCTGTGGAGCCAGATACGTTATACCAAGATGTGCCATCAAATACATTAAAAGTATTATTTGTAGTATCCCACCACAAACTACCTTCTGTTTGTCCGGTTGGTGCTGTTGGTTGTGCTAAATAAGCAATACCTACAACAACAATCCAATCAGTACCATTATATACATTGAACTCATCAGAACTCTCATTCCACCAGAGTTCACCCTCTACAGGATTAATAGGAGGAATAGTATCTGAGTTATATTTTGGAGCATCAACTGCAATCCAGGCAGTACCTGCCCAAACTTTCATTATATTATTTGTTTCATCCCACCACATTTGACCTTGAGATGGTAATGTTGGTGCTGTAGGGCTAGAAGAATATTGACTATTAAAATCATCTAAAGAAACTTCTGCAGAAATCTCAGATACTTTAGCTGCATCCTCAGATACTTTAGCATTTAATGCTGCACTATTAGCTGAGTTAGTAAAATTAGAAGCATCAATAGCGGATTGATTAGAGTTGTCTTCAGAAATTAAGGCATTTGATGCAGCCACTTCTGTTCTATTTGCATCTGCTTCAATTTGGTCTGCCAATGCTTCTAATGCAGGTATATCATCTAACTCAGCTACTTTTATAATAGATGCAATATTGTCTGCTGTAATTTTTACATTATCGTAAGCTGTTCCTACATATTTCTCAACCAATCCACTGTAAGATACGTTGCTGTTAGTTATAGCCATAATTTATACCCATCCATTTTCTTCTGGTTTGACATTATTTGTATCGTCTTTATTAATTAAATTTAAATCTTCTATTTTCTTAATAGACGCTTCAAATTTGGCTGTATAATTATTCCCTTCGTTACCTTCATTAGAACCTAAATTTGTATATACTCTAGCAGCAATATATAAAAGTAATGGCTCTAAATAACTAGGCGAAATGGGTACATATATATTATTTAAATTACTATCTTCGTCCATAACTATCGTGTCATGGTCTGCCCTATAAGTGACAATCATTTGATTTTGATTTTCAGGATAAGGGACTTGAATTGAATTATAACTTGGAGTACTTACTGCCCAGTACTTATCTGAACCAGAAAAATAAGCTCTATCCTGATTAAGATAAAGTTCTTCACCCAACTCATTATGAACTGCTTCAATCCTTAATACATTATCTGTAAAAGGCTGATAGATGCTATCCATGATATAGAATAGACTTTCATTTGTTGGATTTTCAGGAATAGTTACTTCAGGTTTGTTTGATTGGGCATGTCTACTATCTAAGTAGTAAGTTTGAATATGGTCATACTGTTGGATAACAACTTCAGAATTTTTTAAGTTAAATCTTTTATATAATTCGGTTAAACCAAGATTGATGTGGGGAAGTATTTTATTATAGTCACAGGCACGAATACCTATCTCATCTCTATTACCCATATGTAATTGAGAGAGTTCCCCTTCTGATAATTGATGAAATAACTCAGATAGCTTCATTTATGTATCCAAATATATATATAAAATTAATTGGAGTATAGTATATAGCTAGTTATTATACAATATACGATGATAAATAGTCTTGCTCAGGCTCTATGTCCAATTCCCAGATATCATTGTCTGGTGACTTATGAATCATACTACCAGTTTGAGATGGTTTCCAGGCTGTGAGACTAGCCAACTGACTAATAGTATCGATACAGTCATCGTGCTTACTCTTGAATCCTGCTGCACTGGCCAATCTTAATTCGTCCATATATTCCCTTACCTCTGGACTATTTTTTCTCTCTTCTGGGAAATATATTCTGTTTAGTTTAAACCAAGGGACAACAACATTGAACCGTTCCATTTTATTAGTATTTGGTCTGATACCCGGTTTACTACTATTGCCTTCACTAGCCAAAGTAAAATAATTATTTCTAACAAGCATCTCACTCTGAATCCACTGAATGAAACCTCCCTGCTGACCTGATACCTCAATACCTACTTGCTGTGGTTTATATTCTTGAGACAGTCTAAACAAGTCATCAACATTTTTATCCATCAACTGTCTTTTTACTACACCATCAACCCAAAACCAATCACCATTATGATTGTGAGCCCAGACAGCTATTACTGAAAAGTCACTTGAGCTTTTCTCGCTGGTGGCAAAGTCAGTCGTGATATAAAAATTAAATAGACCTTTATTATCAAGTATCGCTTTTCTCTTATACCATGAGATATCACAGTCTTGAATTAATCTGTCTTCTTCAGACATAATTCTCAGCATTAATTCTTGGTTAAAGGTACTTATCATTCCAGCTTTAAGGGCAGTCTCATAACTTTCCTGAACATACTCAAATGTAAACCGGTCATCCCAAGCACCTCTGAAATCCTCTTTTTTACATGGAAAATATTCACATACCGGGTACACATTTACATGCCATGCACCAGATTCAACTGCTTTATATAAAGGGTCCTTACTATTAAATGGAGTACCACTCCAAATTATCTTATTCTTACTGGGATGGAGTGCGTATTTAATCGCCTTATAGACAGTATCTTCTATGTTTGATATCACGGTAGCACTACGAGCATCTTCGTCCGAAATAAGGTCATCTAGCACAGCAAGCGTAGGTCTCTGTGCCATCTCCTTAGAACCACGAACACCTGTCTTGGCTCCGTACCCTTTTACAATAAAAGTTTTACCGGCCAGATTCCTGAATTCCCACCTTACATCTGTAAACCGTGTAAACGGTACATAATGTTTAAGAAAATCAGAGTTCTCCCAACGATATTCTAAATTCTTTCTCATATTCTTAACGCCATTCTCAATACTATCTGAGACATACAACGCTAAATTTATTTCACCGAATCCTGGGATTGCCCCATAGACAGCCAAATATAAAAAGAGGTACTCGCCAAGGAGAGTTGTCTTAGCAAGTCCCCGTGAACACATATTAAGAATATTTTTACCTCTTCCGGTAATTTTATCCAACATCTTATAATGGACAACTGGAGATTTATGTTCCTCCCCCTGTTCACCATTAACCAATTTAATAAAGTTCACAAACTCTAGTGCAAATTCACTGGGCAGATAATCGGGGTCTACAGAATAATCTGTAGAATTCACCCAATCCTCTACACTCAGTACTTCTTCGACTGCACTCATAAATTACCTAAATTAATAAAATGAGGAAGAAGTATTAACCTCTTCCTCATATTTTACTTACCTGTAGATAGTGGCTGTACTGCACCAGTACCAACAATAGGTGTTAGCGGAGAACTATTAGGATAGTCTTCACCTTGCCCATCAGAAGTAGTATCAAGCAGAGCTTG